AGTCGTCTCAGGCGTCGGCCACAGGCCTTTTCGGCAACACCAGCGGCAATGGGACGTGCTTCACCAACGCCGCCGCGACGTGGAAGTATGTCGGCGGGACTGGGACTGTCTCGTCCAGCAGCGTGATGGTGGCAGGCCGGTGGAGCCACATGGCCGTCACGTCTACGACTAGCGGCACCGTGATTAAACTCTACACGAACGGCGTCCAGGTCGGCAGCGGCACTGTGACCGCTCCTACGTTCGGGACCATGAACCTGGGCGGCCCGTTCCTCCAGTCCAACGGGTATCAGTTCGCGGACTTCCGCGCCTACAACCGAGCGCTCAGCGCAGCCGAAGTCTACATGATCTACGCGGCGGGCAACATGCCGCCAGAACTTGAGCCGATGGCGCTCAAGACCGCGTTCACCCTGAACTCGATGGCTGCGGCGCCAGCTTCGTTCGCCTTCACCCCATCTGCCGCGACACTGCTACTCAAGCGCAACTTCGCCGCTGCGCCCGCCTCGTTTGCTTTCACGCCCGCCGCTGAGACGTCGCTCATTAAGCGCAACTTCATCGCCGCGCCGGGCTCGTTCGCCTTCACGCCATCGGCCGCCGCACTCAAGACGGTGCGCCGCCTGGCCGCTGCGCCGGGCGTTTTCACGTTCACCCCCTCACCCGCGACGCTCAAGACGGTGCGTCGCCTGGGCGCCGCGCCAGCGGCGTTCTCGATCAACGCCGGCACCGCCACGCTGCATAAGGTAGGCGGTGCGACCACCTTCAGCATGGCGGCAGCACCCGCCTCCTTCGTCGTGACCGGCTCGAGCGCGGCCATGAAGGCGGTACGTCGGCTGCCCGCCGCGCCAGCGGCCTTCACATTCTCGGCCGGCGCCAGTACACTGACACCGATACATTACTCGCCTGTCTCCGGCGTCATGGCTGCGGTCTGGACTGCATCGGCTACCGCGACCCCGGGATGGGCAGCACAGGGCAGCGCCGCGATGGCGGTCACTCAGCAAGCCACGATGGGCTTGGTGGTGGCGCAAAACACGACAACCGCAGGCTGGAGTATTTGACGTGTCTGGACAAATCTCTTTCGTCCGCAAGAACTTGCTGGTGCTGACGGTCACCGTCACACCGGCCACCGGCTCGTCGCAGCCGAACACCGTCCAGGCCGAACTGCAATTCCCGGTGCTAGACGGCACGCGCTCCACAGCACTGATCTCGCTCAGCCTCAGCGACGGCGTATGGACCGGCACGTGGGACAGTTCAGCGGCTGGTCAAGGTACAGTGTACTGGGTCGCCTACGCTTCCGGAGTAGTGCAAGCGGCCGCCCAAGGTCAATTCGAAATTTGTGCCAACGCAGCGAACACAGTGTGACAAAGCTTATCAAGTACAAACCGCCGCCGATCGCGAAAGAGTTCATAAAGCGCTATCAGCCGGGCAAATTGTTCTATGACTGGATTGTCGGACCTTACGGTTCCGGCAAGACTACGGCTATGTTCTTCAAGCTGCTCTACATGGCGCGGCTTCAAGAGCCTAGCCCTGACGGCATTCGCTACTCGCGCTGCGTCATCGTCCGTAACACCATGCCGCAGCTCCGCGACACGACCCTGGTCTCCTGGGACTACTGGTTCAAGGACGGCGAGTGCGGCCACTGGATCGCATCCGAGAACCGGTTCATCCTGCGCATCGCGGATGTCGAGTGCGACGTGATCTTTCGCCCTCTCGACACCCCTGCCGACGTCCAGCGCGCGCTGGGGCTCGAGGTGTCGTTCGTCATCCTCGACGAGTTCCGCGAGATACCGCGCCCGATCGTCGAAGGTCTGTCCGGCCGTATCGGGCGCTACAAGCTGCCTGGCGGAACCCTAATGACCAACTGGGGCATGTGGGGCGCGAGCAACCCTGGCACCGAGGACGCGTGGTGGTACGACTATCTGCACGGCTCGCTGAACCGAGAAACCGGCGAGAGAGAGGGCTGCATTCAAGTCAAATTCCCCTTCGATATCCACAAACAAGAGGCTTACGAGGAGGAGCAGCACTATAAACCAGGCACATACGCTTGGTATTACCATCAGCCGTCAGGGCTTGGACCTGACGCGGAGAACCTCGATAACTTGCCGCCGTTCAACGGCAGCAACGAATATTACACCAATATGGCCGTAGGAAAGTCTAGGGACTGGATAAAGCAGTACATAGACGCCGAGTGGGGCTTCAGCGTGACCGGGCAACCGGTCGCCGCGTCGTTCAACCCGCAGGTCCATATGGCCAAGAAGGAGCTGCCGTACAACCGGTTCCTCCCGATCGTCGTCGGTCTCGACCCTGGCCTGGGCGGGTCGGCCCTCATCTTCATGCAGCAGGACCTGAACGGCCGGCTCAACGTCCTTGGCGAGCTCGTCCAGCGCGGCATGGGCATGGTCAGGATCATCGAGGAGCGGATGCAGCCGTACGTGGCTACGCGCTTCCCTGGCGCGCGCCTGATATTCGCCCCGGACCCCGCCGCCGCGAACCGATCGTCGAATGACGAGAAGTCAGCAGTCCAGATACTCCGCGATCGCAAGTTCAATGTGCAGATCGAGACCAATAACCGGCTGCCGCTGCGCATCGATGCGATTGATCACTTCTGCAACAAGGCCCCGGCCGGCGTGCCGGCGCTCCAGATCGACCCAATTCACTGCCCTACACTGACCCGCGCGCTCAAAGGCGGCTGGCGGTACGCGATCGACCTGAAAAGGGACGTCATCAAGGGCGCTGAACCTGAGGATAACCCCTTCACTCATCCAGGCGACGCCTTCGGCTATGGCTGCCGATACTACCACAAGGGCGTCCTTAAGCATGAGAAGGAAGGGTCTCACCCATTCCGCCCACCGTCTTACGGTGGTAATGAATATGCTGCGCGATAAGCTGAGTACACTGACATGCCCTCCATTTATCAAGCTCTGACCCAGGCCGCCCTTGAAATTACGCCGCCAGCCGTTGAGGTTGAGGGGTCTACCAAGGACACGCCGGTCTCGCGGATCAGTTCCGATGCACTGATGTCGCTTGGAGCCAAACTACGCCAGCAATTTGAGGCCTATCGCAGCGACCGGCGGATCGCGGAGCTGCGCTGGCTGCGCAATCAGCGCCAATATCTCGGCGTCTACGACCCTGAGATCGAGAAGGAAATGAACGTCAACCGGTCGAAGGCGTATCCGCGGATCACGCGGGTCAAGTGCCTGACCGTGCTAGCCAAGATCATGGACCTGATGTTCCCCGGCAACGAGCGGAACTGGGAGCTGAGCCCGGCGCCAGACCCCGACATCACGGTTGACGACGTCAAGGCGGCGATCGCCGCGCAGCAGAAGCGCGACACCGACGCCGGGATTGAAGCCCAGCCGGTGACGCCAGAATACGCGATGGACGCCGTCCACGAGATGATGCTCGACCGCGCCAGCAAACTGAGCGTCGTGATCGACGACCAGCTCCAGGAGCTCGGCGGCGACCAGACCTACGACTACATCTCGCTGAACCGCAGCGTCATCCGCTCTGGCATTAACTACGGCCTCGGCCTCCTGCGCGGCCCGTTCGCGCGCGAGAGCCGCTCGGTCGTCTGGGAGATGGATGACGAGCAAGGCGTCCCGATGCCGAAGTCGAAGAAGGTCTACCGGCCGTTCTACGAGTTCGTGTCCATATGGGACTTTTACCCGGACATGTCGGCCAAAACTTTCGCCTCGATGAGCGGCTATTTTCTCAGGAAAATCCTATCGAGATCGCAGGTCCACGCCCTAGCAAAACGACCGGACTTTTTTGCGGACGCGATCGAGGCGTATCTCGCCACGCACGAAGTCGGAAACTATATCCCGCTCGAGTACGAGCAAGAACTGCGCGTCATGGGCGTCAAGGCCAACGTCAACGAGATGAAGCCTGACACCCAGAAGTATCAGCTCCACGTGTGGTGCGGCAAACTGGGCGGCGACGTCCTGCGCCTGTGCGGCTGCGACGTGCCAGACGACAGGGTTACCAACGAGTTCGACGCCGAAGTGTGGATGATCGACGGCAATATTATCAAGTGCAAGCTCGACCCTTGGAAGAAGCTCGGCTGGGACGTGAATATGCTCCACCACTTCTTGTTCGACGAGGACGACACGAGCCCGATCGGCTTCGGCCTGCCGAACGCGATGCGCGACAGCCAGATGATGGTGTCCGCGGCGACCCGGATGCTGCTCGACAACGCCAGCGTGACGTGCGGCCCGAACCTCGAGCTGAACACCGACCTGCTGCGTGGCGACCAGGACCTGACCAGCCTGCGCTCATATCGCATGTGGTATCGCGAAGGCACCGACGCCGCAGCCCAGTGGCCGGCCGTGCGCAACGTCCAGATCGACGCGCACATGAAAGACCTGATGGAGATCATCGAGCTGGGCCTCAAGTTCGCCGACAGCGAGAGTTTCGTAGGCCCAGCCGATGGCGGGGACGCGAGCCAGATGCCGAGCGAGCCCATGCGCACCGCAGCCGGCGCCTCCATGCTGCGCGGCAACTCCGCGCTGCCGTTCAAGGACATGGTCCGCAGCTTCGACCACTTCACCCAGTCGGTCATCTACAGCCTGGTCGCCTTCAACCGCCTGTTCAATCCGAGCAAGGCGCACCTGTCCGACTGCAACGTCATCGCCCGCGGCGCCACGTCACTGATCGCCAAGGAAGTGAAGGGCATGCAGGCCGATCAGCTCACGAGTACACTGACACCAGAGGAAAAACTGCACGTCGACGGCCGCAAGCTGCTCGCCGTCAGGCTCAAGTCGCGCGACATGGAAGACATCATGGTCAGCGAGAGCGAAGCCGCACGTCGTCAGGCGCAGCAGGATCAGCAAACCGAGAAGCAACAAGATCAGCAGGACCGCGCCGTCGAGGCGAACACACGCAAGGTACTCACCGACGCGTACAAGAACCTCGCGGCCGGCCAGAAGAACTTGTCTTCGGCTGACGCCGAAACCATATCAAGTTTTCTAGAAGTTCTTGAAAGAGGATTGACGATCAATGGATCAGCAAGCGCAGCCCAGAACACTGACCCGCAAGCAGCGGGTGGAGGAGCTGGAGGACCGGATATGCCGGGCGAAGGAGCGGGACCCGCTGGTCCAGGACTTCCTGGAGCTACTGACCCTGCGGCTGGAGGCGTCCAAGGACAGCCTGGTGACGGCGGCCAACCCGCAGACATTCCCGGCAATCCAGGGTGAGGCGCTCTCGTACGCGAACCTCCTCTATCGCCTAACCACGCCACGACCAATGTTACCCAAGGAGTGAAGTCATGCCTGATGAAGTTACAATGAGCGGAGAGAATGTCGATTTCGACAAGTTCTTCGACGATATCGCCGCCGGCAAAGTGCCAGCCGCGACCGAGACGCCAGCCGTCGAGACCCCTGCCGTCACTACAGTGACAACGCCTGCGGTCGAGACCCCCGCCGTCGAGACCCCGACCGTTGCGGAGACCCCTGCCGTTGAGACGCCCGCCGTCGAGACGCCAGCCGAGCCCACCACTCGCGAGGTGCTCGAGACGTTCATGAAGACCATGACCGCTTCGAAGCAGCCAGTCGAGACCCCGAAACCCGCAGCGCCGCAAGCCCAGCCGGTTTGGAACGACGCCGAGATGGCGACGCTCGCCCAGTTCGAGAAGGATTACCCCGACATGGCTAAGGCCATGGGGATCATGCTCTCCGGCGCGCTGAAGCAGAACAACGCGCACACCTTCGACCAAATCTCGCGCGTCATCGCC